TTGCATGTGGTGCAAGTCAAACAGGATTCGGTAGAACAGGAACAGTAGACTGGGATACCACAGCTAAAACAGCATCATTCACAGCAGTGAGTGGTAATGGGTATTTTGTAAATACGACTTCTGGAGCTATTACAGTTACTTTACCTGCAACACCTTCTGCTGGGGACATAGTCGCTATAGCAGATTATGCATCAACAGCTAACACAAACAATATTACAGTAGGTAGGAATAGTTCAAATATTAATGGTTCAGCCAGTGATATAATTATTTCTGCTAACGGTAAATCAATTACTTTAGTTTATGTAGATGGAACTCAAGGTTGGAAAATAACAGACAATGCCGATCAAAATACAGAAGGTCCAGCTTTTATTACAGCAACAGGTGGAACAGTGACTTGTTGTGGTGATTATAAAATTCATACTTTTACATCTCCTGGTACTTTCTGTGTGTCTTCTGCAGGTAATCCTCTTGGATCATCAACTGTAGATTATTTAGTAGTAGCTGGAGGTGGAGGTGGTTCTTATGATGATGGTGGCGGAGGTGGAGCAGGTGGTTACAGAGAATCATATTGTTCAACGACATCTGGTTTTTATACAGCTAGTCCATTAGCAACTTGTGCTTCTTTATCAGTTACAGCAACAGGTTACCCAATTACAGTAGGAGCAGGTGGAGCTGGAGGACCTAATGGTGGACCAAATGGTATTAATGGTTCTAATTCAATATTTTCAACTATAACATCGGCTGGAGGTGGAGGTGGAGTAAGAAGCACTCCTAGTGTCGGAAATCCTGGTGGATCAGGTGGTGGAGGAGCTCCTCCAGCAAATTCTGGAGGAACAGGTAATACACCTCCAGTAAGTCCACCTCAAGGTAATAATGGTGGAGCTGGTGCTCCTGGTCCTAATGCTAGTGGTGGAGGTGGTGGAGCAACTGCTGCAGGAGCTGCTGGTTCTGGTGGTGCTCCAAGTGGTTGTGGTGGTAATGGTGGAGCTGGAGCTGGTACTTTAATTAATCCAGCAACTGGTGAATCAGGTCCTGGTTGTTTACAATATTATGCTGGTGGCGGTGGAGGTGGTTCATTTAGTGAGGGTGGAGGTAGTGCTGGTACAGGTGGCATAGGTGGTGGTGGTGATGGTGCTGTATATCCCCCAACTGGTTGTGGACAAGGTGAAGCTGGTACAGCTAATACTGGTGGTGGTGGAGGAGGTGGTGCAACATCAACTGGTCCAAGAGATGGTGGAGCTGGAGGTAGCGGAATTGTTATAATAAGGTATAAATATCAATAGGTAAATTATGAGTGAAGTAAAAGTAAATAAAATTAGTCCAAGAACAAATTGTGGTACAGTCACTGTAGGTGATGCAGGAGATTCTGTAACAGTTACAGCAGGAGTTCCAGTAACCGTTAATGGAGATTTAAAATCAAATGCATTAAAAGCAGTTGATGGTGGAAGCATTATTAGTCAATGTGGAACAACTATTACTTTAGGTGCTTCAGGAGATACAATTACTTTAGCATGTGGTGCTACACAATCAGGATTTGGTAGATCAGGTTCAGTTAATTGGGATACGACTGCAAAAACAGCTTCATTTACAGCAGTGAGTGGTAATGGTTATTTTATTAATACGACTGGTGGAGCTATAACAATGACTTTACCAGCTACACCTAGTGCTGGTGATATAGTAAGTGTTAAAGATTATGCTTACACTTTTGCAACAAATAATTTAACAGTTGGAAGAAATAGTTCTCCTGTTGGAGGAGGTACTTCTTATGATCCAGTATTTAATACTAATGGTGCATCTTTAACATTTGTATATGTAGATGGAACTAAAGGTTGGTTAGTAACAAGCGATACAACAAATGTTTTATCTGCAACTAACACCTTTGTATCAGCAACAGGTGGATCAATAACAACTTCAGGAGATTATAAAATTCACACTTTCACAGGTCCTGGAACATTTTGTGTATCAGCAGCGGCTGGTCCAGTAGCAGTAGTAGATTATATGGTAGTTGCTGGTGGGGGTGGTAGAGGTAGCTGTAATTATTATGGGGGTGGTGGAGCAGGAGGTTTTAGAGAATCACATTCAGTTCCTGTTTCTGGTTGTTATACAGCTTCGCCTTTAGCAAGTTCAACTTCTATACCAGTTTCAATATTAGCATATCCAATACAAGTTGGAGCTGGAGGTGCAGTTAATCCTGGAGCACCAGGATCAATAGGTACTCCTTCAATAGCACTTGGTATAACATCTGCAGGTGGTGGAGGTGGTGCAAGAGGTAATAGAGGACCTTTATGTAATAGTGATGGGGGTTCTGGTGGTGGAGCAGCACATGACGGTGGAGATGGATTAGGAACTGGAGGTTCAGGTAATACCCCTCCTGTAAGTCCACCACAAGGTAATCCTGGTGGTAATACAATTTTTCCTGCTGGTAGAGGTGCTGGTGGTGGAGGTGCAACAGCATCAGGTAGTAATGGTGTACCTGCAAATGGAGGTAATGGAGGTGCTGGTGCAACAACTTCAATTTCTAGTAGTCCAGTAACTTACTCTAAAGGTGGTGGTGGACAAGATGCTCCAGATATTGCTGCAGCTCCAGCAAATAGTGGAGATGGAGGTGGTACTTCAGCTGGTGGATCAGGAGTAGTAATTATTAGATATAAATATCAATAATATTTATGTGTTTACTAAAATTTAAAATTAATATATAAGGAGAAACATTATGGCACATTTTGCAAAACTAGGAGCTAACGGAAAAGTTATTCAAGTATTAACACTTGATAATGAAAATATGTTAAATGCTGATGGAGTTGAAGACGAAGCAGTAGGTCAAGCATATTTGGAAAGACATAACAACTGGGCTGCACAAATGTGGATACAAACTTCTTACAACACATCTGGCAATCAACACAAATTAGGTGGAACTCCATTTAGAGGAAACTACGCAGGTATAGGTTATACTTGGGATGAAGATAATGAAATGTTCTTTCCTAAAAAACCTTATCCTTCTTGGGTAAAACATGTTGCTACTGCTAGTTGGAAATCACCAATTGGTGATGCACCAGATTTAACTGCTGAACAAACTTCACAAAACGAAGCAGGAACACATAGATGGGGATATAACTGGAACGAAGATAATCAATCTTGGGATCTAGCAAATTCAATGGCATAATATTTTTATGGGTGGTGGTTTAAATAAAAAAATCTTAACAGAACAATCTTTATATTATGGAGATGTTTCAATGCCGAAAGGTTTTGAAATAGATAGAGATAAAATCTCTGGTGATATATTACAATCTACATTTACCGATTCAGAATTTCCATTCTCAAGAGCTTGGGATATGCTCAATACTTATATTAGAGAACATATTAATGTTGAGTATGGTTTTCAATTAGTCAACAAACAAACCTTTGGCGACATCTATAAACCTAATCAACAATCTAAACCTTTGCTAAACATAGATCCTGTGGATCTTAGAAACTCACCTGATTATACTTTGCTGTATGGAGTAAAAGTTAATAATTGTTTTATAAGAATACATTACGATGATAATAGAAGAAAAGGTAGAAGTTGGGATATAGAATTAAAAGATAATATGTTTGTTATGTTTCCATCCACTAACATGTACTACATAACCAATAATCAAAAGGATAGTTTAAATTTTGTACAAACTATAACTTATGAATATATCTAATTATTATTGGTATTTTCAATCTGCTTTACCTCCAAGATTGTGTGATGAAATAATTAAATATGGTTTATCACAATCTGAAACTATGGCTAGAACTGGTGGCTATGGTGATAGAGAATTATCCAAACAAGAAATCAAAGACATGAAAAGAAAAAGAAACTCTGATTTAGTTTGGTTATCAGATACTTGGATTTATAAAGAAATACATCCTTATGTTCATCAAGCAAACAAAGCTGCTGGTTGGAACTTTGAATGGGATAGATCAGAATCTTGTCAATTTACAAAATATAAACTTAATCAATATTATGATTGGCATTGTGATTCATGGGATAAACCTTATGAAAAACAAGGACCAGAAAATGGTAAGATTCGAAAACTATCAATGACTTGTCAGCTCACTGATGGTTCAGAATATGAAGGTGGTGAATTAGAATTTGATTTTAGAAACTATGATCCGCACATGAGAGAAGAAGCTAAACATTTGAAACAAGCTAAAGAAATATTACCTAAAGGTTCTATCATTGTCTTTCCTTCATTTGTATGGCATAGAGTTAAACCAGTAACGAAAGGAGTAAGGTATAGCCTAGTGTGTTGGAACTTAGGTTATCCATTTAAGTAATATGCAAATAACAGAATATTTTAAAACACCAATATGGATTGAGGATAAACCTGAATTTGTTAAATCCTTAAACAAAGCATCTAATCAATATATTAAAGATGCTAAAAAAAGAGAAAAAGAATTTATTAAAAAACATGGTGACTTTGGTAGAAGTTATCATTCAACACCACTCACAATGGATAACAATTTCCTAGACTTTAGAAATTATATAGGTCAAAAGTCTTGGGAGTTTTTAGATTGGCAAGGTTTTGATATGCAACAATACACTACTATGTTTAGTGAATTGTGGGTACAAGAATTTGCTAAAAATGGTGGTGGTCATCACTCAGCTCACATACATTGGAATCAACATGTATCAGGATTTTATTTTTTAAAATGCTCTGATAAAACTTCTTATCCAATATTCCATGAACCAAGAACAGGTGCAAGAGCTACAAAATTAAAAATGAAACCTGGTAATGGTGTATTTCATGGAACTGAGTTAGTTCACTTTAAACCTAAACCTGGAACATTAATAATCTTTCCTGGATATTTAGAACATGAATATGCAGTAGATTTTGGTGTAGAACCATTTAGATTTATACATTGGAATATTCAAGCTGTACCGAAAGAGATGGCTAAAGATGTCGTTTAAAAAAAATAAATATACAGTTATTAGAAAAGCTATTGATAAAGATTTAGCTTTATTCTTATACAATTACTTTCTTATGAAAAAACAAGTTTATAATACTTGTATGCAGCACAGATATATTTCACCTTATGAAACATTCTTAGGATATTATGAAGGTAAAGACGAACAGATACCAAATACTTATTCTCATTATTCTGATATTGCGATGGAAACTTTAATGTTAAAGTGTCAGCCAATAATGGAAAAAACAACAGGATTAAAATTACAACCATCTTATACTTATGCAAGAATCTATAAAAAAGGTGATATACTTAAAAGGCATAAAGATAGATTTAGTTGTGAAATCTCAACTACTATGAATCTAGGTGGAGATCATTGGGATATTTACCTAGAACCCTCTGGAAAAGAAGGATTAAAAGGAGTAAAAGTTTCTTTAAATCCTGGAGATATGTTGGTATATAGTGGTTGTGAATTAGAACACTGGAGAAATAAATTTAAAGGCAAAGAATGTTGCCAAGTATTTCTTCACTACAATAACAAAAAAACACCAGGATCAAATTTAAATATATTTGATAGAAGACCTCATCTTGGACTTCCTTCCTGGTTTAAAAAGTAGTGTTAAGATGGGGGGAGTTTCCACCACACCACAACTCCTCCCTTTTTAACAAATAAATTTTAAATATGTCTTGCAATAATGT